AAAACAACTTCAGAAGTTCTAGCTCTATCAAAGTGTACATTAGTAGTTGCTAATTTTTGTATTTCATAACCTCTTACATAAGCTTTAGAAGGCTCAACTGCAAGAGTTAATTTAGTAGCATCAGGACTTGATGCTTGATGTGTTTTAACAAGAGCTTTAAATGGATTAACATAGTAGTTACCTGATTCGTCAAATGTTCTACGAGCTAGTTCATCTTGTAGAAGATTGTAATCGGCTGTTCGTGCATTCTTTGTAATAATACCAGATTCTAATCGAGCTATAAGAACAAAGTTACCCGTTGTTGCATTAACTGCTTGAGTACTTAGCGTAGCTGTAATAGAATAACGATGTGCACCAGGAGCTGCCGCATTAGGAGTACCTGTAGCATTATCATTTAATGATGCATCAGTACCTGAACTGACAAGGGATTCAGTGACAAGTAAGCCGATATCAAATGATACATCGCTTGTATATTTAGATAATATAATTGTTTTAGATTTAGCTGTAACAAAATGTTTTTTAATATAATAAATACCATCTTCAAGAGATACAATTGAACCAAAGCCTGTAGCAGCAGAAGCTGAGACAGTAGCTGTCTTACTTCCTGTAGCTGTTAATGAAGCACCATTAGCAAATACAGCACCAGATATATATTGTACCCATAATGTTATTGGATCTGATCCATCAGCCAAAGCAGCATGAACAACTTTGGCAACATTTGTACCATCACTATATTCAGTACCAACAATATCTGCAACTGCACTTGTGTTACATGCTGATAGTTTTATATAGTCAATTTTATTATGGAGGTGAACTGCACCAGGAATAACAACCGAACCATCTTTAAATACGTGATCACCATGAGCTGATATTTGATGTTGTAGTGCTGTTTGTAACTGAGTTAACTCTCTTGCTTGTACAGCCTTACCGGGTCTAAATAATATCTTTTGATATTGTTCTTTAGGACTTAAAGTGTTGCCTGCGGCTACGCTTTCAAAATCGTCCCAATATGGTTCTACGTTAAATTGAATTGCCATGTGTCTTTCCTATTAAAATGCGATTACTAATCTTACTGTTTCTACCTGGTCTGTTGCTCTTGTGGTTGCCGTTTTATTCTCTACAAACATAACATCACCTGAATGATGGTTAATGAGTGGAACACCTTGTGCTGTAACATCTGTACCAGCAACTGAAGTGCCATCCACACGAACATTATCTGTTGCATGATTGAATGTACCAAAGCCAGTAGCTTCGTTTTGAATATAACTTATTACACCACCGGTATGTTCAACCACTTGACCTTTAGCACCTGTTGCAGTACCTTCAATAATTTGATCTACGGTGAATGCATTTCCAGCCACTGTTAATGTCTTACATGTATTATATGCATTAGCTTCTGCAACTTGAGCAATAGTACCTGAACCACTACTTGTAGTAGCGATAGATTTAAATACCGTACCAACAGTATTATCAGATGTACCTGCAGTTACCCAGTTTGCTGATGTAGATGTACCTAATGTTAATATCTTATAAAAGTTACCAACCACCATTGAATTTGCAGTTGAAAGAGTTGCTGTTTCATTAGCTTGTTCAATTGGGTTTTTAATGATAGCTATTTGTCTAAAATCATTTGCATCAATTATACTACCAGACTCATCACCAGTAAATGCTTTATTAATAGTCACATAGTGTGAACGTAAGTCATTAGTTGGATCTTTTCCATATCCACCGACTGGACCAATAACTGGTCTTAACGTACCACCAGAACCACCACTTGTGCTTACAGCAATAGTTGCGTGAGTATAACCTGAACCAGGAGCTGTTATTGTAATAGCAGTAATAACACCTGATGTAAGAGTTGCTGTAGCAGTAGCACCAGTACCGTCACCAGCAATAGTAAGTGTAGGCGTACTTGTATAACCTGTACCACCCGCTGTGATCTTTAAATTATAAATTGCACCATCAACGGCATTAGTTTGTACACTCCATTGATTAACCAATGCTGTATCTGAACCTGCCACTGGAGATGATTTTATTCTCCTAACCGGGATGAAAGAAGATGTTAAGAATTTTGATACATCAGCTGTAGGGATTGTATACATATATTTCCATACGTAACCATCTGAACCTGTAGCATGTACACCACTAGTTTGTACACCTATTACATCTGGGTTTACTGTACTCGTTGCACCACCTGCCTTAAGACACATATATACATTATTATTATCTGAAATAACAAAGTATACCTTGTTTTCTATGTTAGTATCTTGGTCATCATACTCTATATATGTTGTACCAGAAACCCATAAGTTTCTTGTTGAACTATGGATAATATCTGTGGCATCTACTCTCTTCATGGCAAACATATTTTCCCATAAAGTGTTTGATGTGTAATCGTTCTCATATGGAGTTGTTGGAGAAGTATCATCTGTCCAAGCATTCGGCCTTCCCAGTGCCATATAGAATTGGTTATCTGCAAGACTAGCTACAAACTTATCCGTCGTATCTAATCTAAATTTGCTGGTTATTATTGCTGCCATGTCTTTTCCTTTATTATGTTATAACGAGTGAGCTAGCGCCACCCATTCCGAATTGTAAACCTATATTGTTATTTATACTATCTTGCACGGTGTATTGAGCAAAATCTGAATTTGGACCTAAATATCTGAACTTCATATTGTCCCAATGATTATACATACCCATCTTCTTCTTCTCTGAACTACCATTTGCAAAATATGTCCATGTTTTCTCTGTGTAACTTCCAACTTCATGGAATGTAACTGGACCAATTTGTTGTAATGCTAAGTTTAAGTTTATAAAACCTGCAGGAAGTAACCAACCAGGCTGTGCTGCATTATTCATTGAAGCGAGTAGTTTAACAAATATCAGAACCTCACCAAAGAATATAAATCCAGCTGGATGAATCAATCTTGTAAATGCATTCTTCCAATCTGCAATATTCTTACCAGTCTTTAGAACATATGAAAACTTTTGATAATAGTAAGAGTCTTGTATATATTTTTTATCTGACAAGAAACCATTCGCACTAGTGAACAAACCTTTAGGGTATGTTTTAACCACATCACCATTTGCTAGAGCACTAGTAAATGTTAATTTATATTTTGTTGTTGTATCTGAATAGACTGCCTCAACATAATCTGTGCCTGCAGTCTTATATACATCATTAACAAATACAATATCATCATCAAAGAACAGTGGTTGAACTGCATCATTATTTCCACTTACAACCGTAGGTGTACCAGATATTGTAATTGTATTCCAAGGTGTATATTTAGATTGGTTAGCTATAATATCAGCTGCCTGATCTGTCCAATCACCATCTGATGGATTTAATAAATCTGTGAATGGAAAATATGTTTCAACCTCATCATCATAGATCATTCTAAAGAATGATGTAATAGATTCTGGTGTACCTCTACTTCTATAGAATTCAATAAGGTGCTTATAAAACATCCTTGGTTCTGTAGCAAAGTCTCTCGGTACAGCAACACCAATTTCATTTTGGAGTTCTGTAAGAAGATGTTCCTCTACAAAATCAATATCTCTTTGGATATCAAGTGAGTTTAAATAAAACCCAGAGTTATTTTCACGTTCTAAATATAAAGCATATACTTTAATAAATGCAACAAGATCCGGATATGCAGTTTCTATATGGTCAGGTATTAAATCATCTACATATGATGATACATTATATTTACCTAAACCGCTTGCCATTAGCTACTCACCGTTGTATAATCGATACCAGCAGTTGTACCACCAGTAGCCATTGTATCAATCTCACCAGATATAATTGCAGTTGAGGTGCTAATAGTTAGTAATTCATTTCTTGTAGGGGATACGTCAGTAGATGCCGGCTTAACCGTAACATCGATTGTAGTAGCTCCAGTAGGAAGTGCTGTAGGATTAAAGCTAGTTAGTGTTACTGTACCAGTGCTCTCAGCTATTGAACCAGCATTTGTATCATATATTAAACCGGCCGCATCAACTATTTGAATAATTCTACTTTCAGTTGAAGTATCATAGTAATCTTTAAGCATACATTGTACACCACTATATGTAAACATTGTTGAGGTCACATAAGCACCAGTAGTACCTGAGGTAGCATCTAAATCTGTAAGAGCTTGGTTAAATTTAAGTGAATATGCTGTTGCTGTACCAAGTGTTGGTGTGACTTTCTTTGTCATTTTAACACGAGTAACGTTAGATAGTACAGAAACACTAGTAGCATCTATTTTCTGAACAACATTACTTGCTCTAAATACTCCACCAAATCCTTTTAATATATCTGTATTATATGCCACAAGAGCACTCCTTATTGATGTCGCAAGACCCGATGCTGTAACTGTAGCAAGGTTTGGATTATATTTGAAAAATATTTCTAAGTCTATATACGTATACTCAGGGTCAATAAGAACCGGAGTGATAGATACAACATTTTTAGGTTTAAGAATATTTGTTTTGATTGTTTCTTTCTGAGTAGCAGTTAATACATTAGCTGATAATGGTTTAATACTTATATAGACCTTACCATAATCAGGCGTGGTATGATCTTCACCACCCCATACATTAACAGCTTCAATGTCGGCAAATTCATTTTGAAGAATAGCTTTATAGTCGTCAGGTGTAACAGCTCTGTTTTGAGATACGTGTGCGAGCGGTGCATTAAATTTAATAGCTTCTTTAGTTTCTCTTGGTGCACCACCAGTAGCTTTAGTCACAAGGGTTATTGTCTCATCGGTGTTATTATTAAGTGAACCAGTCATTGTGAATACACTAGTACCATTAACATTTGCGCCAGAATATATATAAGAATATTCAATCTTAACAGTGTTTCCATTTCCAGGTCTCTTACCAATTATGTTATCACCAAACTTAATTTCAAACTTACCATCTCTAGTTTCTTCTAAAAAGAATACTTCACTTAAGCCAGTTAAATTTACTACATTAGTATTAATAGTATAAACTTTAGCTGCACTTGTATT